CTCCATAAATGCGTTCGATTTGTTCTTTTGCACCATGAAACGTATTAGATTTAACTCTTACTTTTTGTCTGCCACTTGCAGAACCTAACCAAGCATCACCTTCCCAGATTGCCATCACAGAATCTCCAACAAGTTGTTAAGAATATCAGAAGAAGTAATTTGCTTTTGCGTAGGTTTCACATTTGAGACAAGAATAGTATAATCATCAGGTTCAAACTTAACTTTTGCTGTTGGTGATTTGGGAGTATAATATACACGACTTTCAACAGTTTCCCAATCAGTTATGCCAATACACATAGATCCAGTATCAACCAACAGCATATAATCAAATGTTTTCTTAACTACTTTATTGTCACTCTGAAAGTTCTTTAAGACAATAGGTGCCGTTGATCCATTTTTGTTAAACATTCTTAGACTTCCTTTCATCTCATAGTTGATATTATCATGTGAGATGAAATCAACACCATCTTTGTAGTCTCCAACATATTTGAGATACCCATTACTCCACTTTGCAAATGATTTCTCTTGCAACCAAGTACGAAGTGTTTTAAATGAGTTTGATTTCATTTGTTTGGTATTTGTTGCATTAACACAACCAAAGAACTCTTCAAGATTAAAACAGGAAAGGTCGATCATAATGTGGTGAACTCCAGTGAGATTGTAGAGGAATTTTTCAAATGTGGTTATAAGTTTTGGACAGATGTTAAACTGTCACATTATTTGTAGAGAAGGATCTCTCTTGCTTTCTTTGCATGATATGTTCCATCATCGTTCTTCTTCCTTCGACCAGCAGTGTATGTGATGTCAAAGTAATGAACATTAAGAGACTTTGCTTTATCATCAAACCAGTCATCATCTGCCCTATTTGCAACAAAAACTGATTTTTGTGCATCAGCAAAGTCGATCAGGTCCAGGAGAGCGTCGTCACCAAATCCGTTACCATAATCTGCGAAACTATCACGATATGGTGGATCAAAGAAAAAGAAACCATTAGAATCATCAGTTACAGCATTTCTCCAATCTCCAGAACGAATATCTACACTTTGCAACGCTTGTTTCCACCAAAGCATAATAGATCGATCATAAATGCTATTAGTTTGATTCAACAAACCAGATGGAGTTCCATATCTACCATTTGTATTTTTATTGAGTTGGTAGATACCATTGAATCCAGTCTTCATCAGAAAATATAATGTTGCTGCCTCAAATGGTTTGCTCCATTCTTGATAGTTCCAAGCATGAAGATGTCTCACATCAAAGTAGAACTTTTTGCGATCATCTTTGTTCAGTGGAATATATTGAGATTCTAAACTATCAACTCTACCAATGAATTCATCATAATCATTACGAATCGAACGATAGATGTTCATCACATCATGATTGATGTCATTGATAACAACATTCTTTGGTTTGTAGATGTTCATCACATGAACAAACATTGCACCACCACCAAAGAATGGTTCATAATATGTTGAGAATGGTGCAGATGGCATAAAGGGTGCATAATGTTTCAGCACCTTTGTTTTACCACCTGCCCAAATGAATAGAGGTTTCATTGTGAAAGATCTGTTGTTTGAATACGCTCTGAGAGCACTTGTAACATTATATCAGAAATAAACTCTGCTGTAAAACAATCTACATTGAAAAATGCACTATTATCACCAGGATGGTACTTATCAAATCCTTCAAGATGAGCAACATTCAATGCTTTTCCAATAGTACCATCAGGGTATGCACCTTCACCAGTACAGAAAGTGACATAACTCACAAAAGGATTGATCTTGCGGCAAATATAGTTGTTTTTGAACCAACGTTCAATAGCGTTGCCGCGATCCTGTTGTTTCTTACCTTCAAATGCTGCAATCAGTTTACCTTTGTAGAACCATAAACCACCATCAGGTACGCAGGCACCTTTACCACCAGGAATCTGTGATTTAGTAAGTTTTTTCTGCATAGTTACTCCTGGATAAATGGCAGAAATAATCGGAAGAACAGTATCTTTCGTATGTTTACATTGCTCGTCAAGTTTACGAGCACGGGCATCAGTTGCAACTGTGCCAGTTTGAATGCCACCATTAAATGTGTAGGTCATAATCAAAAACGGTTAGATGCAATTTGCCATTGAATGTCTTGGGGTTGAACAACTTGCTCCCACCCACGACTATCCATGATAATGTATTTGGAGACTACATCGGCAAGTTGTAACGTTGCTTCATGACCATTTGCAAGTTCACCAAGTTCTCCTACAACTTTAACAAGAATATCATCGTGGCGAGGGCAATCCCAATCAAAAATATATTTGTCTTCCCACCATTTAACAACAGTTCCATCACCAAACTCATTTGGTGCATTATAGTTAGGATTTTCCTTCACATATGTAGAACCAAGTTCTAACATACGCTTAAGTGCTGCATTTGAAAGACCAAATGCTCCTACTCGATTGTTGAAAACTACTTTTGCCATGGGTTGTTGTTTTTACTTTTTAATAATACATGAATATCGACCTCTATGGGAGATCAGTGGACAGTTAATCAACTGGAAGTTTTGCTACTGACTTTCCTTTTCTGTGCTTTTCAATAAAGTTTCTTGCAGATTGTTCATTTCTGCATACTTTAATCTGCTCACCTTTGTGGATGATAACAAGTTTAGTATCACTACCAACTAAAGGTACAGCAGCATATAGAGTATTATATTCCCACTTTCCAACTGTAAATCCTTTACTCATACTTACCTCTTTATGATAGTTTCACACACTTCACCTTGCTGAAATACAATATCAAGTGCATTTTGTACTTTCTTCGCCGTTGTGATGCCTACTTTATCTCCCTCACGAGTAGGAATAACAACTTTACCAAAAGGTTTATGGTAAAAATGATATGCACCAGCAGGAATAGTTCCTTCTCGCATACCTTGTGCATCCTGATGATGAAGACGCAAAGTACGCCCAACACTTTGAAGAATACCAATATAGTTCATAGTACGCATAAACACAACTGCTTCGAGACCAGACACATTGATACCTTCAGAGATGATACTATGATGAAGAACAATAAACTTTTTAGAATTATCTTTACCCCAAGCATTAAGGGTTTTAAAGAATACCTCACGGTTTACTTTCTTACCATCAATAATAGCACCAGTCTTAGAAGTAATATAAAGAACAGAATAACCAAGTTCTTTCATCTCTTCCATAAAACTTGTCTCAGACATCAAAGAAACAATCTGTTTTGTGGACTTTGCACAAATAAGACCCTTATTGATAGATTCACCCACAATGGTGTCCAGAAGGGTCTTACAGTCCCTCTCAAACACGTTAGAGCAATCAATATCAATCTGCCTTACAGATACTTGAGGAGGAACAATAAAACCACCTTGAACAAGTTCTGGTGCAGGAACTTTACAGATTACTTCACCATAAACATCAATATCATTCATCCCTGGTTTACTGGGAGTAGAAGAATGAACGGGAGTAGCAGTGTGGAAATAGCAGCGGTCAGCATTAGTAGAGAAATACTCTGTGGAATCAAAAAAGTTCTTTTTGATTGAGTTATGACTTTCATCGAAGTGAATAGTGTGAACATCAAGTTCTGCCTCTTGAATACGATGCAGAGAGTGATAAGTTGTAAAGATAAGTTGCTTACTATATGCTCTTGCAGACCAGTTATGAATAATAGAGGGTTTTGTACTTGTAAAATGATGAGTTTCTCCACTATGAACGTGCATTACAGCAACATTATCAATATGTTCCAGAAACTCTTCACACAATTGATTTGCAAGGAGAATACGAGGAGCAACAACTACAACAATAGTCTTAGCACCATCATTTGCTTGAAATATATTTTTTACATCAGTAATCATAGAAAGAGTTTTACCTGCACCAGTTGGCATGATAACTTGACCTTTTTTATGGGTCAGCATACAATCAACTGCACGTTGCTGATGGGGACGAAGAATGATCATGTCAATGTGTCAATAAATCGATTATAAAGCAATACGATAGATTTTACTTGATAAATGTGCCAGTTGTCAAACTGTCACGATATTAAAACAAATGGTGCTTGTGTTACTTTTGCAAGTTTTGTTCTGTTATTTTTTGTTTTAAACTCTTTTACAAATGCGTTCTCTGTAATCATTCCACTTTTTGGATTTGAATAATATACTTTAGCACCTTTTTTCGACATTAAACCATATAATGTTAAAGATATTTGTTTCTTGAAAAACTTTTTTAGATTTTGTCCTTCTCTGGTATACATCCACAATCCTTGAGAATGAACATAATCATTTTGTAAGGTTGTAACTGAAGAACCTTTTGGTCCAAATGATTTACCAGTTACATTTAACTCTGTAGTATTCAAGTTTTTAAGTGGACCATCTGGACTTGTTAATGATTTTCCTTTGCACAACTTAGAAACACCGATTCTATAAGTTTGAAAAGAATCTTTTGTTCCACTTACATTATCATATTTCTTACAAAAATCTCTAATCACTATATTATCCTTTTTGTCGTACAATACTAACTCAAATTTACTTACCATATTCTTTGCTTTTTGGTAATCAGATTTAAGACTCTCTGGAACACTCGCTTCTTTAACAGCATGATCAAATGCTCTTTCTCTAATGTTAACAACTTCACGAACCATTTGATTATATCTGGGATATCTTTTTAAAATCGGAAGAGTTACCTTATAGGAAGCACCACCAACAAATCCGAGTTGATCTGGACTTGCAGCATTAAATCCAGATCTTCCTATTTGCAGAGTTATTTTTTCTACTTTATCAGCAATATTTACATTTTTATAGTTCAGTTTATAATCAACAGCAAAATATGCTCTTGGATCAGTATTTCCTATTTTTACTATTTCAACCATATTATCGATAAGATTGAATAGTTCTGTTCTATTTGATAATGATTCAACTTTTGCAAGAAACTCAGTATATGGATCAAGATAAAGTTGTAATCCCTCCTTTCCTGTCCCAGATAATCCTACAACTTTTAAATTTGCTTTTCTATTTGCTGGTACTTTTTTAAGAGAAATACCAATCATATTCTTTTTACTAAAATGCTTATTTGTCAGTGTTCTAAATGTATTCTGACCAGTTTCTCCATAAGCAAGATTATTAAGAATAGTCATATTATCAGCATCGGCAATGTTTTCTTTAAACTCTGCCATTATAGAAGATAACTGTGTTACTCTAACTAAAATAATATCGATAGATGATAATATATCAGATCCTATTGAACTTGGAAGTTTTAATGCTTTTAAAGTTTTATTTAAACAATCATCTTTCACAACTTTCATAAAGTTAGATGCTTGATCTACAATCATATATTGAGACAAGTTACTACATATCGGACTAGTAGCGATTGCTTCTGCTGTAGAATATGCAGACTTTATTTCAGCATCTAAGTTAGTTGGTCCACCGTTTTCAGAAGAGTGAGGTTTACCATTAGGAAAGTCCTTTTTATATTGTGACATGCTATATGAGTTTCCAGATCCAGACTCATTTAGTGCTGTATTTTTACCCTTAGAAATACATAAATCTTTTACTCTTTCAAATGAAAAAGACTTTGGTAACTTATTAGATAACTTTTTGATTTCTGTGTCTTCATTATCAAAATAATAATCTCTAATTATTTTAGAAAACTCTTCTATATTTCCACTTGAGTTATTGGCAAAATAACTTAAGGCAACGCAAGTAACTGCTTCTCTTGCCGTAGTTTTTTTATCTTCTGTACTTGCCATTACTTTTTAGTATTGTTTATAGTTTTCCACCAACAAAACCATCATTAACAACACGACTGTTTTCATTATTCCAACCTTCTTGTTTTCCTTTAAGATAGAATCGTGTCATATCAATACATGCTTCTTTATGCAGTGTAGTGATAACTTCACGACCATCTTTTAGGACACTGATGTATAATCCAAAGCGTGTTTCATAAACACGAAAACAGTCATCAATCCATTCATACTCTGGGTTTTGTTTTGAATCGCTTGAACTTTCGTCCGCCTTCACTTTTGAATCGTTGAATGTATCTTGATCTGTAGTCATCATATGGAAAATAAGCAAAGTGTTCAAGTTCTTTCTTTCCCTCTTTTGTGGTCCAACTTAGACCATAAGGAAATATATCATGAAATGGTTTTGATTGAGTT